GCGCCTACCAGCCGCCCACTCGCGACTGGCTCACGGGCGAATTCTATACCTGGTTTCGGTCCTGCCTGTTCCAGCTCGGGTGCACCAGCTACAAGGCTGAAAACTGGGACTGCGACGATTTCGCCGACCTGTTCGCCGCCTTCGCACGCATCTGCCACCGCCGCACCAGCCCCAATTCCGGCGCGGCCATGCCGGTTGGCATCCTGTGGTATGTGGCGGCCGGCCGTGGCGGGCATGCGGTCAACGTCGCCCTCACCAGCGACCATGGGCTTGTGGTGATCGAGCCCCAGTCCGGCCACTTGCTCACCCTCACGCCCGCAGAAGCATCCAGCGCCTGGCTGTTAAAACTATGAAATCCCGCCAGCTCCGCCTCTCCCTCATCGCCGTGCTGCTGCTCGGCCTCGTGATCCTCACCGGTTGCACAACCCCGCAGCCGGTCACGTTACCCACCCCTCCTCCATGCCGCTACGAGGCGACCACCCAGCCGGTGGGCGTTGTCGATGGGCAGATCGTTTATCTCAGCCTGTAGCCGATCTCCGCCATGCTCATCCCCGTCGATCCCGACTTCAATGCGCACACGCCACTGTTTTGGACCTGTGCCGTTTTGATCCTGATCACCGCATACGCCGCCTCTCTCGTTTGACTCCTCCGCCAACCAATAACCCATCCATGAAATCCAAATTCGCCCTTTTTGCTCTCGCTGTCCTCGGACTGGCCACCGTAGCCAGTGCCCAATCAATTGCCGCCGGAGATGCCTCTGCCGTCCTGCCGGTCGAAGCGCAAAACATCATCCTCAACCTGTTGCTCTCGCTGGCCCAGTCGCACCCGTGGATTGCCACGGTGATCACGGTGATCGGCAGCGCCCGCATCTGGGCCAAGCCGGCCTTCAGCCTCGTGCACTGGGTGATCGACCTGACTCCCGGCACCAATGACAACGCGATGCTTGATCGACTGGTGGCCTGGTTCCACAGCCCGGTTGGCAGCAAGGTGGCCTACCTGCTCGATTGGGTGCTCTCGATTAAGATCATCCCCCCGGCCGCACCTTCCGCCAAATGAACCTAGCCGCGCTCGCCTCGATCATCCTGGCCATCTGCAAAGCGGTCCCGGCCGCCGCGCAGTTGGCTGAGCTGGTCGGGGCACAGCTAGCCGAAGGGCGCCGCGCCAAAGCCCATGCCGACAATGAAGCCGACCGCATCCGTATCACTTCGAGCCCTTGGGTGTGCCCTCGCACTTGCCCTCACCGCGGGCTGCACGGCGCCGAGCAACCTGCCGCACCTCAAGGCCATGCCTGATTACGAGGACGCCATGCGCTGCGCCCCCAATTTCACAACCGAAGCACTCAACACAATCGCCGACCTCGAAGCCCTCCGCAAATGACCCAAACGGAACTCCTTCTTATTGCCATCAACAGCATCATTATCCCGCTCTCGGGGTGGACGCTCTACAGCGTGCACCAGCTGACCAAGGGGCTCGCTGTGGAGAGCGTCTACGGCCAAGGCCACGCGCGCGACATCCTCGAAGTGCGCACCCGCCTGGTCGCCGTCGAGGCGCAGGTGATCGAGCTCCGCATTCGCACCTCCCATCACCATGAATCCCGGTAAACTGAACCTGCCTGCTCGCTACTTCGCCTTGCGCCAGACCAAGGGCCCGAGCGGTGCGCCGCGCAACGACTACGCCCCGCCCGTCTCGCTCCATGTGGGGCGCGACTCGGGCAAGCAATCTGCGGTGGTGGTCGATTCTGTCGGGTCTCGGCGTGTTCAAGCAGAGGTGGGGTTCTTCTCTCACTTTGCCGAATGGCTGGAGGTGGGCGGGCGGCTCAGTGTCGAGGGCAAGACCTACGAGATCGTTTCAGTCACGCCCGAGGGGGCCTACCGCTCAAAACTCATCCTCACCTGCAAGCACCTCGCCGGAGTCACTCAGCCTGTTTCCTAAATGCACGCCACCGCCCGCACTGACTTTGCCGATCACCTCGCCGCGCTCCCCGCGCTGGTGGGTGTGGGCGCGTCGGTGCATTGGCGCCGGGCTCCGCAGAATGCGCCCACCCCCGTGCTCGTGCTCAACGTCATCAGCGACCAACGCGGCAACACCCACGGCGGGGCCGATGGGCTCGCCGTGGCACTGGTTCAGGTCGACGCCTACGCTGCCGACTACTACGCCGTCGAGACCCTGCGCGCTGCCGTCCTCGATGCGCTCAACGGATTCCGTGGCGTCCTCGGCACGACGGTGATTGACGCGGTTTTACACGATGCCAGCCGCGACGATGAGCCTGAGCCCGCCGACGGCCCCCGCGCTTCGTGCGACCTGCGCGTTCACTACCGCCCCGCCTGATTTCCCGACCCGTTTTTTTAACCCGCTAACCACCCACACCCATGCCTTCAAAAACCTTCGGCGTCACACTCTCGGTCTTCGTGACCGCTGCCTACGTTCCCATCAACGGCCTGCTCGATATCGTTCCTCCCGTACTCAGTGCCACGTCGCCCATCGATGTGACCACTCACGGCTCCGCTTCCGGCATCAAGGAGTTTGAGCCCTCCGGCTTAAAAGAGTGGAGCGAGTGCTCCGGCTCGATCCTGGTGATCGCCACCGATGCCGGCCAAGATGCGCTGCGCGCTGGCGTGGGTACTTCGATGAAGTTCAAGGTGGTTACTCCGGGCCGCGTCACCACCACGGATGACGTCATTTTTAACGCCATCGTCGAGTCAGTCGAAAACGACAACTTCGGGATCGAGGGTAAGGACACCCAGAAGTTCAAACTCAAGCCCACCGGCGTCGCTCCTGGTTCCTGATCCTGAGACATGAGCACCCCCGCCGTCACCCTCATCATCGCGGAAATCGCCCACCCGCTGCGCTGGAACCTTGCAGCCCATTACCGGCTGCAAGGGCTGGCCAACCCCCCGGCAATCGCCGCGCTGACCGATCCCGCCCGCTCCATGCGTGCGATGTTCGATTTTGCGTGGGCGATGCTGCCGGAATCGGCTGGCTACGTCACCCCTGCCGATCTCGTGGAGGCACTCGACGCCGACGATGAGGCGCTGGCACGGGTGGCTTCGGCCATCGGTGCCGCCTTCGAGGCTGCTGCCGAGACCAAGGCAAAAAAAGCCGCGCCGAGTTCCTCGCCTACGCCCGCGTAGATCTCGGCATTCAGCTCGGTGAGGGTGAACTGCTCGCCCTCACCGCTTCGGAGTGGCGCTGCTATGAGGAGGCCGCCGTCAGGAAAGAGGCGAAGCGCTACGCTTGGGAGTGCTCTTTGCACGGCCTGAGAAAATCCAACCGCCAGCACTACACCTCGGCCGACTTTATGCCTCGGCCTAAGCGCAAAAAGACCCCCGCCCAGATCATGGCCGAATTCCGCGCCGCCTTCCCCAAAACCGAAAAACCATGCTCGAAATAAAAACAGAGGGCTTTGCCGGTGCACTTGAGGCGATGTCGTCGCTGAACCTGGACTTGCAGCGCAGGATCTTGAAGAAGGCGCTCACCACTGCGGCCGGTCCGGTGATGTTTCGCGAAAAGCAGAATGCCGGGAGAAACAAGGACTCCGGACTGCTCGCCGATTCGATCTTCGTGACGGTCAAGGTGGACCGTGCCGGCGAGGCGACCGCCAACATCCGCCCCAGCGGCAAGCGGGTGGTGGTGATGCAGACCGAGCCCGACGGCACCAAGCGCCAAGTGCGCACCCGTGCATCGGCCTACGCCCACGTGGTCGAGTTCGGCAGCAAGCACGTGAGCGCTCGCCCGTTTGCGCGGCCTGCGCTGGCTGAGAGCATGAGCGAGATCGAGGCGGGCTTCGCCGCCGAAGTGAACGCCGCGGTCATCAAGGCCACGGCCAAGGCAAACCGAGCGGCTAAAAAATAACCATGGCCAGCCAAATCAAAGTATCAGTCATCCTCAAGGCGCTCGCCGAAACCAAGGGATTTCAAGCGGTCAATCAGGAGCTCCGCTCCATCGAGATTCAGACTAAGAAAATCCAGCCCTCGCTGGACGCGATGAAGACCGCCTTTGCCGGCGTGGCGGTAGCGGCTGGCGCGCTGGCCTTCGTGGCCAAGATCGGAATCGACCTCGGCTCAAAGATCACCGACTTGTCCGCGCAGGCCGACATGAGCACCGAGGCCTTCCAAGTGCTCAGCTTGGCGGCGATGGATTCCGGCGTCTCCATGGAGGAGGTCAGCAAGGCCATGGTGAAGATGCGCCAAAGCGTGCAGGATGCACGCGATGGAAACGAGGGCATGACGGCAAGCCTCGCAAAGCTGAACCTCTCCGCTGCGGGGCTTCAGGCGCTCGCCCCCGAGCGTCAGTTTGAGTTGATCGCCAGCCGCATCAACATGGCGAGCGATCGGCAGGCAGCGCTCAATGCGGCGATGGATATTTTTGGGGCGAAGAATGCACCCAAGCTGATCGCGACACTCAAGCAACTGAGCGAGCAGGGCTACGACTCGCTGGCTGAGTCGACCAAGAAGATCCGGCTCGATGATGCGCAGCTGAAGACCTTGGATGATGCGGGCGACAAACTCACACGCATGGCGGAGGCGCTCAAGTACATGGCCTCACTAGGCACCGCCAAGGTGTTGAACAGCGGTATTCTCGACAAGGCGCTTGCCCCCTATAATGCGGCGATCATCGCCATGCGTGGTACACTGGCGGGCACCGCTCCAGTCACTGCAACGGGAGCGGTTGCGGGCGCTCCTGCCAGCATGGAGGCAGTTGCCGCACCAGATCCGGCCGCCGCTGCGCGTGCTGCGGCTTATGATGCAGCCGCTGCCAAGGCCCGCGATCAGGAGCGGCTCGATGCTCAGCGCAAACTCCACGGCAAGCTGTTTGCCGATGAAATGGAGTTCACCAAGAAGCTCAACGCCGACGCCAAGCGCGTGGGGGCGAGTGTTTCGCAGGACATCGAGGCCCAGACCAAGGCAAGCATCGATGCGGGCAAGGCGATGACCGACGCCTACGCCACCCCCGTGGAAAAGGCACAGGAGAACCTGAAGATCGCCGCCGAACTCCAGGCGGCGGGCAACCTCACCGCCGACACCTACGCGCGCGTCGGCAAGGCGCTCGCCGATGCCACCGAGACCGAGCGCATCGAGAAGCTGCGCAAGTCACTCAACCCGCTTCAGAAGGCGTTTGCCGACTGCGCCAATCAGATCGAGGGCCACCTCACCGGTGCACTCACCGATATGGTCATGACCGGCAAACTCGGCATGAAGGAGCTCGGGACCGCGATCATGCGCGACCTGGTTGCCGCCCTGATCCGTGCCCAGATCGTCATCCCGCTCATGCGCGCCATCTCCAGCGCTTCGGGTATGCCCGGGCTGTTCGGTGCCCCGGCAGCTGAGGGCGGTTACCGCGACGGCTCCAAGCCTTACCTCGTGGGCGAAGAGGGCCCCGAAATCTTTAACCCGGGCGGTGGCGGCACCATCACGCCGGCCGATGTCACTGCGCAGTCCATGGACGCCGCTTCGTCCGGTGGCGGCGGTGGCGGGGACACGCAGGTGATTAACCTGCACTTCACCAATGGCGTCACCCGCTCGGAGCTTTCGGCGCAGATGCCGGTGATGATCAAACAAATCAAAGAGGCCGTCAGCGACAGCGTGCGCCGGGGTGGATCTTACCGCCGCGCCTACGCTTAACCCTAAAACCGCCACCCGCTCGCCATGCCGATCACATTCCCGCTCGCCGCCCCCACGGCCCTCAGTGCCAAGACCACGCAAATCTCGTGGCTTGCCCGCCGTGCGACCGCGTCGGCAATTTCACCCTTCAGCTATGCGGTGCAACGCTACCACCATCCGGGCGAACGCTTGGAGTTGACCTATAAAATCGCCCCGCTCAAGCGAGTCGACGGCGAGGATCTCGTGGCCTGGCTGCTCTCCGCAGGGCGCGGCACGGTATGGCTGGGTGACTTTGCCAATCCGCTCCCCCGCGGCTCCGTGGCTGGCGTCGTCACTGTGGGCGCCGGTGCGGTTGCGGGCTCGATCACGTTGCCGCTCGCCGGAGGCACAGGCACCTTTGCCGTGGGCGATTGGCTCCAGATCGCGGGCACGCTGCACAAGGTGATTTTCGTGGATTCGGCCACCAGTGTGCAGGTGTTCCCGCGTCTGCGGGCGGCGCATGCCAGCGGCACGGCGGTCACCTACAACAGCCCACGCGGGCTGTTCATGCTCTCCGACTCGGCGGTGTCCTGGGACATCGACTTGGCCCGTCGCTATGGGCTGACCCTGAGCTTTGCCGATGCGGTCGGCTCCAGCACGGCCACCACCTACGCGAACTAACCGCTATGAGTACGCGCATCATCACACCTGCCACCAAAGCCGCCGCGATCGCGACCGAGACCTGTCCGGTGCTGCTGTGCGAACTGGAGTTCCCCACCGCCCCGGTGCGGGTGTGGAGTGGCTACGGCACGCTGACTTGGAGCGGGCGCGACTTTTCCGGCGTGGCCACGCTTGGGCGGGTCTCCGAAATTGAGGAGACGAGCGATGTTTCCGCCCGGGGCCTGACCCTGAGCTTGGTGGGCATTCCGTCCGATATCCTATCCTTGGCATTCTCTGAAAATTACCAGCAACGCCCGGGGCGTCTTTGGCTGGGGTTCCTTAATTCTTCGGCGCAACTGATCGCCGACCCTGTCCAGATCTTCGCCGGCCGCATGGACGTCATGAGCACGGACGACGGCGGCGAGTCGGGGACGCTCAAGCTCACGCTCGAAAACAACCTGATTGACCTCGGGCGTCCGCGTGAGCGCCGCTACACCGACATCGATCAACAGATGGATTACCCGGGCGACCTCGGCCTCGAATACGTGGCGGGATTGCAGGATAAGACGATTTACTGGGGCCGTCCGCTGCCTAAATCCGCATGAAGACGCGCCCCGATAATTGGCCGGCGCTATTGTGGCGCTTTGTGCAGGATCGGCAGTCGACGCCCTTTGCGTGGGGCGCGCATGACTGTTGCCTGTTCGCCGCCGACTGGGTGCGTGAGCTTCACGGCATCGACCTCGCCGTCGGAATCCGAGGCAAATACACGACGGCGCTGGGTGCCGCGCGGATCGTGGGGCACGGTTTCAGCCTGGCATCCTTCGTTGGCGACCGAATGGCCGAGCATGGGTTCGCCAAGATACCCGTCCGCATGGCCAGCCGGGGCGATATGGTGGCGGCGCACGTCGGGGCCTATTCGCGGCTGTGCATCGGCCTCGTGGTCGATCACCGCGCCGCGTTCCCCGCTCCGGCTGGGCTCATGACCATCCCGCTCAATCAGGTGGCTTACGCCTGGAAGATTTAACCCGTTTTACTCCACACCATGCCCCCCGCAATCCCTCTCGTTATCGCTTACTTGGCCGCCAGCGCCGTGACGGGCGGCATCGTCATTGGCGCCATGGCTGCTGGTACGGTCCTCGCCTCGCTTGCGGTGAGTGCAATTTACTGGGGCACGTTCGTTGCAACGGCTTACCTCGCCTCCAAGTCGTTCGGCCCTAAAGCCCCCAAGACGTCCGGCGCGCTGGGTGATACCGGGCTGCAAACCAACTACCGTGACGCCGCTGCAGCTCGCCGTATCATCTATGGGCGGCAGAAGGTGGGCGGACCCTACGCGCTCATTCACTCAAGCGGCACGGGCAACGACATCCTGCACCTGATCGTCCCCTTCGCCAGCCACGAGATCAACGCGGTGGAGCAATTATTTTTCAATGGCGAGGCACTCACTTGGGATTCTGGAACCGGCGAGGTCGGCGGGCGCTTTGCCGATCATGCCCGGATCCGCGTTTTCAGCGGCACCACCTCGCAGGCAGCCAGCACCGAACTGGTCGCCGAGTGCCCGGACATCTGGACATCCGCCCACCGGCTGCGCGGCATCGCCT